GATCCTGGGTTTCAAAACTATTTATAATAGCTTTACGCACATCTTCAGGTGTTGACGGATTAATTAAGTCAATCATCATTTTGTTACGTTGGTAGTTACGATACACCGCTTCACCTAAAGCTTTAGGATCTTCTAGTAGTGATTCTTTCTTTTTCTTGGATAGAATGTTTTGACGCTTACCCTCTACTAGGAATGTATCGTCATCGGAAAGAACATTTGGTACACCATCACCAGTGTCACCAGTTAGAATATGCTCTGCTAGATATGTCCTTGGGTGTTCCTCCTTTACGAGCTTTTTAAGCATAGGAGAATACTGTGAAACGTTATCGAATATTTGTAGCTGTCTAAAATCTTTGTCTGCGGATACAATCATTACCTCTTCATAGTTGCCAAACTTTTGTGTGTGGTGTACTATTTCAGCAATGGCATCATCTGCTTCGCATCCCCATTCGTGTATAACTTTATATGGAAATTCGTCTTTTAGTTCTTGGAGAACCATATTAATAATACGGAAGGCTTCATCCCAATCGATCTTAGATTCATCACGGCTTGTTTTACGTTTACCTTTGTATTGTGGATAAACATCTTTACGCCAGTTGCCACCAGCATCTGCTACGATTACTACTTCGCCATATTGCTCTTTGAATTTTTTCCGATACATACGGATGGAGTTAAGGATCATGTGACGGATAAGGTTTTCGTCTCCATGATGTGCGTGTCCCATAGCAACTGGTGCGATGCTGATCCCACTATAGTCAATTAAAATCATTGGTCTTCCATTTTTTAATCATGTTATATAGTATACTAAACTATTTAGCAGGGTTTGTAAACCCCCTTAATCGTAATGCCCCCCGAGAACAGCTACATGTTTAATATCAGCTCGTAGCATTTCAGCTTCTCTTTTTTTCCATGCTGCTTCAAATCCTACTTCATGGTAAACATTTTCATGATTACCCTATAATCTTTTTATATATGAATGATAGGCTGCTTCGACATCTTTGTCAGACCAGGATTTATCAATAAGTTTTCCTTTGATAATCCAATTAAATCTGTTGGCTTCTTTTCGTATAAACGGTGAACACATAAAAAGATTCCTTATAGATAGCATAACAATGCATATTACACATCTAATGTGGGATTTGCATTGTTATCCTATCTATAATGATTATCGAAAATGGTAACGCATGACAAAAAAATTATTTTAGACTTTGTATATGTGCTCTATGAATTCTACAATTAATAATACCATTATAGTATTCATCATCCAATAATACATTTCGATCGAACTGCTCCTTTGCTTCTAGGTAGCCCATTTCGCCCTTGGACTTACAGAAATATAGTATCTCTCTGTAAAAGTTTTCTTCACCATGCTCAACAAGTAGCTGCTTCACAAGTTCACTGGACCCATAGTACTTACGCCAATCGGATTCAACAATCTTTCTTCTTTTTTGTTTTTTGCCTTTCAGAGGAGGAAGGGTTTTACGTGACCAAAATAATTTTTTACCAACGTATTTTTTGTTAGTAGATTGGTCAGTAATAATATAGACAAATCCCTTCCACTCTTTTAGGTCTTCTTCTGTAGGATTATATTCTTTCCCTTGATAATGCCACATTACTCATCAATTTCTTCGAAGTCTACCGGAGATCCACACAATGGGCAGAACTCCGGTTTTTCCATAACCTCCTCTGAGGGTAAGAATTCCCCAGAGTTGTCACAGACGTCACATTCGAACCAGTATTTTGTTTCTATCATTTTTTGCCTTAGAATGCGATTTCACAGGCACCACCTTGACATGCTGTTGCGCCCATCGTATCAATATCAGTAAACCTCTTTTCACTCAGCTGGGTCACAAAATCTACTGCGGCAAAGTTCTGTTGGATCTTAGTCCATTTATGTAATAGGAATACGTCCTTCAAGCAATACTCCGTTTCTTTCATATCACCCATAAAATAGTTATCAGCGAACTTCTTGAAACGACGAATCCATTCCTTATTAATATCAGAAACCTCTCCACGATATTGTTCATCCATTTGAGCAACCGAACAAGCGTCCCATAGATCCCTGAAACCGGATTTACGTGTATCAACAATAAGACCAGAAGCAAAGAGAGCTGCTTTACCGTATTTATCGACGATTTGGTCTTCAGTCATGATTTCTGTCATAGGTGCTTGAGCAAAGTCCTTATCACCAGAACCAGCCAAGAAACTAATACCAGCAAAGCTGTGGCGGTTGTCATATACATAATCCTCTACCTGTCCCCACATGTGAGGTTGAACTGTTACAGTATTTGAAACGTTATGTCGCACGCGCGGGTCCGCGCATCTGTCTGGATTAGTACCTTCCTCGACCCAATTCTGTTGAACCATTTTTACTTTTTCTAATAGAGCTGTACCATATAGATCTTCTTTATAAAAAGATCCTTCTGGTGAGATAACTGGGAAAGCTACACAGTAATCTGTATTAGACGCAGACCACACTGATTCCTCGACCATATACGGGTTCGAAGTAGCGATTAGTTGTGCAACCTCTGATTCTTTATTTAACTGGACGTGACGTAGATACCGGGCAGAATGCTCAGCATGAATACCACTAGCTGTTTGAAGTAGTACTGACGCATTGCCAGATGGTTTAACACATGTTGTCCGTGCTGCCGGATTGATACCGATAAGGGCAGAAACTTCTTCATTAACCGATTTAACAATGCGAGCGCCTTCTCTTTGAACCTGGTCATCTAACAGAATGTCCGGGTTATTCATCCACCCAGTAATTGATACACCTAACAGGGCTTCACGGTCAAATATTTTTTTACTGGTGGGACTTAGATATTTAAAGTCTGTATATCCTGCTTGGAGTGTACCCATAATGGATGCTGCCCGGCAGGCTTTAAAGAACTCCGAGGTGCTCGTACATTTGCCGCCATTGATTTCTGTCAGGTTACAACCTTGCCAACCAGACTCTCCATCGATTTGTGGATACATACCAATCTCAACACATGGATTCGTAGTAAAGTCCTTATCGTCAACAAAATAAAATCCAGGCTCACCAAATTCTTTAATTGATTGCATTATAGTTCTAAATTGATCCCGAGAGATCTCGTCACGAACAATCACTGCAGAGTTATTACTACGTCCACGTTGTGGGTTATCAACAAACCAATTACCGGTTTTAGCATTAATCATTTCTTCGTCATCTGCACTAAATAAACAAATGGTTGCAGAACGACGAACACCACCAGCTAGCACGGCATCTGCTGCATGCATTGCAATGTCATACACTTCAATAGGCTTCAATCTGTCACGCCCAGATAATACGATTCCTTGAAGCATATGCTCAATTTTATCTAGCGCACGACGAAGTGGTTCTGGACCTGGTGCTTTAAATCCGCCAGAGATTTTTGAACCTTTTGGACGGATGTTTTGCAGATCGAAGTAAACCTTGCGACCTTCGAAGTCAGGATGCGTACCGCCGCCCACAAAAAAAGAAGACATAAGGACTGAAAGAGAATCCGCCCAGCCTTCAATGGAATCTTCAATCACATAACCTTTGGCTTGTTTCTTACGCTCTGCAACATTAGGAAGTTTTGCAACATGATGATTTTGTACACTGAAACCGGCACCCGCACCACATAATAAAATATAGAAAAGCTCACCAAAAAAGGCCGCACGGTCCGCGTAGGAGCTCGTACAGTTATACATTCTCATCTGGTGCTTACGTAACTGCTCTCCGCCAAATTGCAGCGCTCTCTGAGCGCCTAGTGCATACTGCAGCTTATACAGAGATTCTGCCTCATCGATATACTGGGCAAGCTCTGGGGTCATTTTGTCAGCATAATATTCACGGTGCATGTCCATGACACGGGCTACAGATTCTTCCCATGTCTCATATCTGTTCTTATCCTCACTCCATCTGCTATATCCTTCATAAAATTTAGTTTCTGACATTAACTTCCTAGTATTTTTATCTGGGTTATTAGGAATGAGTTTGAACATCGATAAATCCTTTCTGGCCATAAACGACATATGGCAGTTGTTACTGACTTAAATACATTATATATGATTATTGTGATTTAGAAAACCCCTAAAAATGGGGGTTTACAGAATTATTTTTTCTGATATAATTAATCTACTGATTTTCCGAGGTGGATGGATCATCCTTCGGTTTATCCGGTGTAAGCGCTTCTTCATAGTATGCAATTATTGCTTGTTGGTCTTTCACATACCGGCGAAGATCTGCTATACCAATGGCTAGATTCTCATAACCCTTAGGGGTAATAGTAAACATAACCACATTTCCAGTCTTAGATTGGATCTCAGTTAGTTTCTCTTCTAGATTTTCTTCTGTAATTACAAACCAATCGACTGGAGGAAACTCTACAGCTTTAGGCCGTTCCTGAATAGGAATATTTTGTTCCTGATATTCAGTTGTTACTACTACTTCCGGTTCCGGTGTTCTCCCCAGACACCCCATCAGTAGTAACGGGCTTGTCAGAAGGAGGAGTAGTTTCGTCTTGGATCCGCCCAATAAGTTTGTTAACGGCGTTGTTAACTCTGTCTTCAAGTCCTTGTGCATTCGTTAATGCCTCCATAGTCAAATCGATTTTTGCAAAAACACCTCTTAGCTTATCAAGATGTTCTTGGGATTGTTGTAACCTTTTAGTAAGGTCTTTATTTAATTGTTCGTTCTTTTTCGCATCGGCTGCCATTTTCTCTACAGTGTTCTGTAATGTTTCGGCAGCGGATTTTAGCTTAACATTGTTTTCTCTTAAAGTACTTATGGTAGCTTCAGACCAAAGATAATACTGGTATCCACCGTATCCAACACTGGACAATAAGCCTGCAACAATGATAATTAAATATAGCTTAGCCATTGTATTTACTAAACCTTTTCAGCAAAACTGGCGGACGATTTTTCTTACGTCTGCGATCAGTCATATTTATTGGTATACCTAGACGACGTCTTAGAATGTGTTTCGGTAGCATTGGACCCATATCTCTAGTGTCATGTGGAATTCCAGCATCAGCTGTGGTCGTCATTTCTTCTTGGACGTCCTCAGGTAATCTGGATTTAGCATTCTCTTTACCGTGGACTGTATCATGCCAGTGCCAGTCGTGACCACTGTAGGCATTCTTCTTTTTAACTTCGATTCTATACTCACCTGTGTGACGATCATTGTGGTCGTAGTTTTTACGAACTCTCCAAGTCTCACCTTTATGTTGGGTATGGATCTCTCCGTCAGGTCCGCCTCTGGTCCATTTCCGTTTCATCTAGTAATCTCCGGTATAGAAATATATATGGGTTTATTAGTCCTAATATGTGTGACTTCATATATGTTAATACCAAACATTTCACCGACAGGATAGCAGTCTTCTCCAACCCTGATTTTATCACGAACGTTAACTATTTCCTCTAAAGAATCATTTAGAAGTTTTTCATTCATGACCTTATATACACCGGGGGAAAGCCTTTGGTCCTCTAGAACAAACCACTCGGTCTGCTCTTCTAAAAAGTCTAGGGAATCTATACCAAATTCCTTTAGACCCTTTAGGATAGTTCCTTCATTAACAGAATACTTATCCTTCAACAAATATAATGCTGCAGCATAAGATGCAATCTTAGTTTTACCAAATGGGAGTTTATTCAGTAATCTTTTGACATTAAACACAAGCCGGATGAACGGCGTATAGTAGTTTTTATACGCGTCTCTATCCTCTAGACTATTCGTGTTAAACGATTTAAGTCTTTTACCGTCTTTATCTATAATACCGTATTCATATGCCTTAGTCTTTTCCCATGGCGTTGTAAGAAGCCTAAGGAATCTAAGTGTATAAATTATATCACCGGTAGATTTAAATATACCCATTATATTTTTCTTAGCCTTTCTACCACAGTCTTATCCATCGGGATCTCTGTATATTGATCATTCTTAATATGACGAAGGAATATCAAAAACGGTTTCAACATAGGCCAATAGTCTGGCTTAATTTGAAATTCTAACATTTTTAAACTAGGCTCTATATCAAACACATTAAATATAACAATAAGATGGTTCAGTATTAATCTTTCAGAAAGCTGACCGTCATTGGCATACCTGTAGAATAGCCTTTTTAAATATTTAAATCTTTTCAGGTCATCATAAAATTCTTCTGCATCTATAACATTCGGTTTATAATAATTTCGAGCTGCATATAATAAAAAGTTTTCATCAGTTAGAGTTTCAAATAATTTCATCTTAGGCCCTTATTAACCTAGGATACCTCTCAAAGTCTCAATTAGTTTCGCTTTCGATTTTCTACGATCTAGTTCTACACCATTTTCTCTGCCGAGAGATTCCAATTCTGCTTTAGTCATTTCTTCTAGACTATCTATAACACCATCATCATTCAGGTCTGCGATAACGTCATCGTTCTCTTCTTCGACGAATCCGGCTGCAGCCATTGCTGCTTGGATTTTACCCTCTTGATTCATATCTTGAATTTCTTCAAACGAAGGCATTCCATAGAATTCGTCGATCTGGGCTTGATTAAATCTAGATGAAACTAGAAGTTCATTTGTGTTAGGATCAACCCAGCCTTTCGATAAGACTGGGACTGCACCTCTGCACCAATTAGGTGGTTTTATAGCCATTATATTCTCCTACTCTTTAGTTACCGCTCCAGCTACAGGATTAATAATTTTCTTATCACCTGCCTTATTATCGTTGGAACGTGGCTTAGCATTTGGTCCTGCCTTATTTGCTTTAGAAGCATCGTCATGACCTAGCTTATCATAGTTGCTGATCTTGCTGCTATCATCTACAGCATTATCAGCTCTCATATCCTCAGCACCTTTGTTACCTTTTTCGGTATCGCCCCACTCCTGAGACTTAGCTGCTTTTTTATAGTGCGCATCGCGTTTCTCAAGAATACGGGCATATATGGTTGGGATAGTAGATTCTGCAGCCATTCCAGCTTCTGCATTAGGATCCTTTTTCTCTTTCTTATCCTTTTTAGGATTCATTACCACTTCTTCCTCTTCACCCACAGGTTTTTTGCTTTCCTTTTGATCGGCGATAGCTTTCGCTGTATCTTTTTTCATAGTCACTGGGTGTTTCTTACCATTAAAGGTAAAGTGGGATTGTCCAGCTTTATGCGCTGCAGCAGCTGCACCCATATAGGCATTACGTTCTGCTGTTGGAATCTCTTCCGGAATTAAAAATTTTGATTCATTAACGCTGACTTCAGAATATCTTTCAGCCAACTTTTTGATCCATTCGCTCATGATTGTTTTCTCCTTACATCCAAAGTTGAGCTGCGATTGATCCTGAAATAGCTATTAGTGCTATCCAGAATAGTTTATTTATTGTATGTACCGTACGACAGTTGTCTTCAACTTTTTTTTCTATTGCGTCAAGTTTTTCTGAAAACTTGTTCATACGTTCCCATGATCGTTCACGATACTCATTATAAGCATCCATCTTCTCTTCAAAGCGAGCAATAGAGACTATTACATCACCAAGCTTGTCGAGCTTTTCTTCGATTCGATCTAGTCTGTTATTTGTACTCTCTGGCATATCTATAATCCTACCACTTTTCCTTATCCGCCCAATAAGCGGCTGACATTTTACCTTTAGCAATGTTCTTAGCGTGTCTAGCCTTAAACGACTTACGTCTAGCTTTTTGACGATCTGACTCACCTTTTTTAGGTGCCCCAGCAGTAGTAACACCAGCCTGTCCAAATCGAATTGTTTTAACTTTATCGCCATCTTTCGCTACCACAATGTGGCTCTTTGTTGGGTGATCAGGAGTACGCTTGGGTTTATTAAAACCTTTTACTCCCGCTCTAGCAATCCTAGGATCTTTTTCTTCGCAGAAAGTCTTAAAGGTAATCATTTCTCATCCTTTGCCATAGAACCAGATTTTATTGTGCCTGACTTTTTAATTTTGTTAATCAGCTTCATGTTTCTCATATTAGTAGCTGATTCATTCTTAGGGGATTCTGCAGATTTTTTAGCAGCCATTTTTGCTAGACGTTTTGCTAGATTTTTTGTTTTTATAACATTACCAAATTGATCTTTTCTTTCAGGCTCGGGCTTCTTCCATCCGGTATCTGTTTTCCATTCACCTTTTTCTTCCCTAATCGAAGCTTTATAAAGTTCTAATCCCTTTGCATACTTAGGATTCTTCATCATTTTTTTAGACTCGGGATTATCAGGATTTTGGTGAGCCATACGTACAGTTGGTTCATCTAAATTATGCTTTTTCATATGATCCTTATATACACCAAACTTTTTAGAGTCCACACTTGGCCCGAATCTATTTCTCATTGTGGTCATTGTGTGGCGTGGTCCGGCCTCAGATACGGTTTCTTCTTTTCTTAGCATTTTAATATGTTTTTGCATAACAGATAGAATCTTTTCACGTGGTTCAGTATCCAACTCATCAACAAACTTGTTAAGCTGTTTGCTTTGATTTCTCTTCATCAACATAACAGCTTTCATAAAGTCGTTTTTGTCAATTCCACCAGACTTACGTGCATAAGCTTCCAACTCTTTTGCTGCTGTCGCCATGTTACCTTCATCAACTTGTACAGAATCTTTGATATTGTTTTTCTTTTTGTACTTGTCGTATTGACCGTCTGGATTGATACCACGCTTACTAGCTTTTGCATCAGCCTTATCAGTGTCCATCATATGCTTAGCATAACCCATTTTAGCCATTTTTGGATCTTGCTTTTTATGCTCTGCATCTTTCTGATCTTGACGCTTCTTACGAATTGCCTGCATGTTCTTCATTGTCATCATACGATCTTTAGATGTGTATTTACCACCAAACATACCAGACTTATCAGCATACTTAGCAGATGTGCCAACTGCTTCATCTACAGATTTTTCTCTTTCACGTCTAAGGTCGGAAGTTAAGTCCTCATTCGTTTGGGCATCGTCGTCATTCATCATATAACGATGTGCAGAGTTTAGATAGTCTGCTGCCTTAGTAATTTTATTTTGTACCCATTCTGGTAAGTTTTGATCGTCAGAGAA